ATCCAATCGACCTGCCAGTTGCGCCGCTTCCAGCCAGCGCGCCCAGACGGGTCGGCAGAGCTGATATGCGATTACTCCGTGTTGCAGCTGCTGTACGCGGCGGCGAAACTCCACCAGTTCCGCGCGCAAGCTGGAATAGTTGGCCTGGCGCACATCACCGGTCACCAGATGGTACGGCAGGCCCAGCGAGGCCGAGACAGCCAGCAACGTCCGATACTGGAACGCTTCATAGCCACCGCCCACATCAGCGGGGCTCGAGAACTTCACATCCTCACCCGGCAGCAAGACCTGCATGGTGCCAGGCTCCAGGCTGGCCATCGCCGCGCCATCAAGATCGGCCTCGCCCTCGCCCATCATCGGATCTTCGGGTGCTGTCTTCGTGATAAAGCCTGCAAACATCGCCGCGGTCTTTTTGCGGTCAAGTTCTGCGTCATCATACTGATCGAGCAAGAACAGCCGCACCATGGCCGGCGCCACATGCGGCAGGCCCCGGATCTGGCCTGCATCGATGGGGCGGTAGATGTGCAGCACATCCTCGGCCGCAACGCGCACCGTTTCGGGCACGGCGACACGCTGGTCCGTGCTGTCGCCCGGATGGCTGCGGCGGAAATGATAGGCAACGCGCCGTCCGATCAGATCGAACTCGATCCCGCAGCGGATGCGATTGCCATTTGCGGCCGTGTCCGTCTTCTCAAACGGCAGCATTTCCGATTGCAGCAACTGCATCTGAAGCGGGACCAGCAGACCGTCCTCGACGCGGCGGGGACGCAGACGCACAAAGCACTCGCCCGCGACAAACATCTCGCGCGCGACCATCGCCTGCAGACCATAGAAATCCGTTAGCCCGTCAGCATCGGCCTCGTCCGTCCAGGCAAGCCACAGCCGCTGAACACGGTCCCGAAGGCCCGCATCCTCGATCAGTGAGGACGGCTTGATACCGTCGCCGACAATATTGGACGCAAAGGCCTCACAGGCATTTCCCGCATAGCCATTGGTAACCACCAGTTCTCGCGCACGGGCCAGCAAGCGCGGACCACCGGAGGCCACCAGCGAGTTGATGTTTTCCAGCGGCGGGTTCCAGCTTCGCAACCGGCGTTGTGACATCGCTCCCTCAAGACGCGCACGCACGGCTGCCGGGCCGACCCCTCGCGCGGGACGGCGAAACCTGTCAAACAGCCCCATGGATTACAGCCCCTTGGATGTGGTGATGCGGACATGCCGGACGATGCGCCGCCCCTCGAGTGTGGCGATTTCGCGATCCAGCGCCTCGATGGCTCGGTCGATCTCCGCCACAGAGCGGTAATCAACGGTCTTGCCGTCATAGCTGACGCGCGCCACGCCGGAGGCGCGCTGGGTAGATAAAGCCTCGCGGCGGGCGCGCAGGTCAGCAATAGTGGCCATTAATCACCCCATATAGTTTGATCGCATCGTCCGTCTCCGTGCCGACGCGCGCGGCGTAGATTTTGCGACCGCATCACCCGCTGGTCCGCCAGCTTCGACCGCCAGCTGCCGCTCCAGCTCCGCCCACCGCGCGTCCGACCACCGGTCGGCACCTGCGATCCACGCGGCAGCCCGCGCATACACACGGCAGTCCAGCGCCTCGTTACGCTCGCGCAGCTTTTGCCATTCGAGCTTTGCAAACCCGCGCTTGTTCTTGACTGTGACCAGCTGCTCGGCCGTCAGCTGCTTGAGCCATTCGCTGTCTGCCCAGCTGGGCAGATGCACCGTTCCCGCGGGGAACGAAGCACCGCCGGTGATTTCCTCCGGCGTCGGACGGTCCTGCCGCAGGAAGCGATAGGTTTCGGCCTTGAACGTTGAGGTTGCCACAGACCACAAACGCGCACCGCGCCGCAGACGCTTGCCGCCGATCGTTGCGTCGACAAAGGTCGGCCCTGTCACCGGGCTGGCGCGATTGAACCCCTCAAGACCCTTGACCGGTGCGACCTGGCCAAAGCCGACCTGCCGTGCCCAGGCATAGACAGCGCTGGTCTCATAGCCGGTGTCTATGGCCAGCTTGGCGATTGCGAGGTGCTGGCCGCTGGGATGGGCCCATGTTCGTCCCAGAAGCTCAGAGAGTTTCTGCCAGCATGCCGGATCGCCAGGGCCACCCTCGATCACCACATGATCAATAAGCCAGCTTTGCAGGCCGCGCCCCCAGGCCCAGACATCAACCTCGATCCGGTCTTTCTGCACATCCGCACCGGCGGTCAGGAACAATCCACCCGCGGGCACAGTGCCGGGTGTCCACTCTTCCTTCTGCCCCTGCAAGCGCTGCCAGTCGGGTGCCTCACCGCTTTCCATCCATGTCTCGCCCAGCGAGGTGTTGATGAAGGTCTTCATCATGTCATCCCCACCAGCGCGCGCTGACAGGAAGGTTTTGACCATCGCCGCCAACCGGACCCATGGTGAATAAATCTCGTTGAGGTGGAACCCGGCCGTACCCGCGAAGGGTTCCTCTGCTACCCAGTGCCCTTTTGAAACTGACGCCCAGCGGGTCTCGTCGCGCCAAGCTGCATCACATTCCACGCAATGATACCGCGCGGTGTCCGGCTTGTGGCTGCCGTCTTCACCCTTGTCCCAACGTACCTGCGGCCAGGTCAGGATCTGCTCCACCCCACATGCCGGGCACGGCACCCAGAACCGGCGCTGGTCACTTTCCTCAAACGCTGTCTCAATCCGGCTCGCGCCCTTGTTCGTCGGCGTCGAGACCAGCACGATCTTGCGGTTCCAGAATGTCACTGTCCGTTTGCGCGCCAAATTGACTGGATCACCCTCCGCACCCGCGCTGAACGGATAGCGGTCCACCTCGTCGCACAGCAGGAGCCGGATCGGGCGGCTGGCCAGGCCTGAGGGCGCGTTGGCGCCTACGATGGTCAGATGGCCGCCAGGAAAGCGCTTGTGCAGGATCTTGTTGTTGCCATCGCGTGATTTGGGATTGGCGATCTTATTCTGCAAACACGGGGTGTCCCGCGCCATCGGCGAGAAGCGGTCCTTTGACCAGGTTTCAGCATCGCGCTCCGTTGGCATCACCACCATGATCGGTGCCGGGTCATGGTCGATGTGGTAGCCAACCATGTTTAAAAGCGACTCCGATTTGCCAATTTGGCTGCTGGACATGATCACAACGGTTTCCGCCGCCGGGTCAGAGATCGCATCCATGATCCCGCGTTGGTATTCCGCACGGCTCGTACGCCACTGGCCGGGTTCGGCGCTGGCTTCAGAACTCAGCCGCCGGTTCTGATCCGCCCAGTCACTGATCGTCAGGTCCGGCGGTGGTCGCAGCACCGCCAGTGCCCTTGCCACCGTCCGCTTCAGGATCGGGGATCCCCGCAAGCTCAAGATCAGCTTCGAGTTGGACGTCTGGTTGCGCGAGATCATCTAGCACCTCGCGGATGGCGGCACGGATCAGGTTCCGGGTGTCTCCGACGGTTGGTTGGTCAAATGCCTGCGGGGCCAGCCGGTCCGGCAGCGACAACAGGCGGGTTCTTAGAAGTGCGAGCACGGCAATCCAAGCAGCCTCGATCTGGTCGGCTGCGATCAGCGACCTGCGCTTTTCCTCTGCTTCCATTTCGGACAGATCAGCGCGCGCTCGGATAAACCGTGCACGCTCTGCCATATAGTCGGGCGCACCGGCCTGCGCTTTTAACGCCTGATCGCGCAGGTAGCGCACATAGCCGCGCACCGACCCGATCAGATCATACTGGCCACGCTCCGCCTTGGGGATCACCCCCTCCCGGCTCAGCTGTTGGACCCGCCGTTCTGACAGATCAAGCAGCTTGGCGATCACGCCGATGGGTTGGGTTGCCGCTGACATGAAGTGATCCTAACGCCCCGATTAAAGCCATGTAATTGCTGCGATTAGACTGGATAGAACGCCTGATTAGAGCGAAGCTGATTACATCAACCGACGCAGCCAGAGGGCCCGCACATGACCATCGCAGAACGCTACAACGCCGAGGCCACACGCTTGCTGCCCCACATGGCCGCCGACCTTGCGGTCGATGCCAGCATCACCACCGCGAACGAGATCGACGACATCGTGTTTCGCCGCAGCGAATACCTTGGCGGGATGGCCTGCGCGATTCTTGCCCTGATTGAACAGCAAAACTGAAAGGCCATACGATGACTGCCATCACCACCATCCGCATCGAGCACGCCGCATTGCCCGACCAGTTTGATCGCTCCCGCCCTGACGCCGTGGCCGCCGCCATTGAGGCTGCACTACGCGAGGACGGCATCAGCGCCCAAGCCTCCGACGTGATCTCGCACATCAAGATTGAATTGCCGACTGTCCAGCTTGCTGCCGCCAGCGCCGTGCTGGCTGACCTTAAGCTGATTTGACGGAAGACAGATTATGAGCACGCGCGCGCAAATAGCCATCCAGATCGGGCCCGAGGAATGGGCCCATGTTTATGTCCAGTTCGACGGCTACCCCAGCCACATGCTGCCTGCGCTGGCAAGGTGGACGCCAGACGATATTCTCGCCGCCCGCGAGATCCGACAAGTCCGCGCAGACAAGCTTGACTGTTTTGAGCCACCGCGCGCGCCGACCATTCTGCCACAGCCAACCTGCGAACTCAGCCACCTCTATCTCTGGCAGGACCGCTGGGTTGAATGGCGGGCAGCCCAATGATCTCGAACGCCGTCCTGCCCAGCCGCAACGAGGCCTACGGGTTCTTCGGCACCCTGACGGTCTGCCCGCAACGCGACCGCCGCAGCGCAGAGGTCTGGGCGCTGGCCTCAACCCTGATTGCCCAAGCCATCTGCGCTGACAGCGAGGACGAGAAGATCGGCATCCGTGACTTTCTGGACAGCAGGATGGGCCAGTGTTTCGCCGACGATGTCATCGGCAACATGACCGGCTGCAACATCGATTGCGAGACCGCCATCAAATCTGCCATCCACCGTTGGCAAGACTGGCGCATCGACCGCGCCACAGAACGCTCCGAGGGTATTGCCGCGGGGCTGCCATACCTAACGGGCTGGGTGCAGCATTTCGCGGTTACGGCCTCGATGGAGGACACAGAATGATGCACCTACGCCCTTTGAATCGTCCCCACGCGCGGTCTGGGCCACTCCTATCCTGCACCGCGTTATGCTCTGTGAAGGCCACCCCCACTAGGCGCCAGATCATCTTCAAGGGTCCTGTGACCAGCATTCGCATCCAGAAACAACCGCCACCGCCATTTCCAATCGCCAAACCCCAAGGAGCCCGCTGGGTCGTGACCATCAATCCCCAAACCTCCACCCCTTCCGAGCAGGCCGTGACGCTAAAGCCGCTGATCAATGACCAGCCGAACGACAGCAAACCGACCCAGCGGCAGACCAAGCTCACCACGCTGATCGCCATGTTGCGCCGCGAGGGCGGCGCCACCATCGATGAAATGGCTGAGGCAACTGAGTGGCAAGTTCACTCAATCCGAGGTGCCCTGTCGGGCATCCTGAAGAAAAAGCTCGGCCTCGACATCATCTCCGAGAAGGTTGAGGGCCGCGGGCGGGTGTACATATTGACCTGAGAACGCGAGCCCTCGACGCGCATCGGATTTTACACTATATTCGCACTTAATTCGATGCACGTCGGGAGACAAGCCAATGAACATCACCAAGGACATCAGCCCTCTGACAGAGTTCAAGCGCGACTCCGCGCGCCTGATCGCTCAGATGAAGGAAACCGGTCGGCCGCAGATCTTAACCGTGAACGGCAAGCCCTCGGTCGTCGTGATGGATGCCACAGCCTGGCAGGAGATGCAGGATCAGCTTGACTATGCCCAGGCCGTCACTGGCATCCGTAAGGGCCTGACGCAGGCCCATGCCGGTGAAGGCACCGAGGCGGGCCTATTCTTCGATGGCCTTGCCCAGAAGAAATGACCACCTCTCTGAGCGTGATCATCACGCCGAATGCGGCGGATGATCTGACAGAATCATGGAACTACCTACGCGATCGCAACCCAACGGCGGCAGATGAATGGCTGGTGGGCATCCGCGACACCATCCTCGCCCTTGGCACAATGCCAGATGCGCATCCGATTGCGCCAGAGTCACACAACTTCGACCTCCCAATCCGACGGGCACTCTATGGCCGGACGACGCATTGGCGCATCTATTATGCCATCATCGATGGTGCGGTGCAGATTCTCCATGTTCGTCATGGCCGCCGGAGTGACTGGCAACCCTGATCCGCTCGAAAAACCGCCGCAACAGATAGCTACGAGCCAGCGAGACACCGACGAACGCGAAGCCTATGGCCAGATGTTCACCAAGCGCGGCCTTGATGCCGAACCACGGGAACACGATGATCTGCGTGATCACTGCGAGGCCGTAGCCCACCGCGACATTCGTCACCGCTTCGATCAGCGACATCTTGCGGGACTGGGTCATGCGGCCATGCGCTCCAACCTTAACGCATCGAAGGTCTTTTCGTGGCCCTCAAGCACAGCTTGTTTCCCGCTGAAGTTCTGCCACCGCTCCACGGCCACATCGACATAGGCTGGATTTAACTCGATCCCGTAGCAAACCCGCCCCGTCGTCTCTGCCGCGATCAGGGTGGTGCCGGAACCCATGAAGGGCTCGTACACAGCCTGACCCGGGCTGGAATTGTTCAAGATTGGCCGGCGCATGCATTCGACGGGTTTTTGCGTCCCGTGTACCGTCTTGGCATCCTGATCCTTGCTCGGGATTTGCCACAGCGTCGTTTGCTTGCGATCGCCCGCCCAATGGCCCTTGCCAGTCTTTTTGACAGCGTACCACGCCGGTTCATGTTGCCAGTGATAATCGCCACGGCTGAGCACCAGCCGCTCCTTGGCCCAGATGATCTGCGACCGGATGTTGAAACCCGCTGCCTCAAGGCTTTCGGCCACGGTCGCTGCGTGCAGCGCTCCGTGCCAGACATAGGCGACATCGCCTGGAAACAGCGCCCAGGCCTCACGCCAGTCGGCGCGATCATCATTCAACACCTTGCCGGTGCGTTTCGTCTTGGCCGCCCCCGCCTGGTTGCGCCAGCTTGGATCGTACTCAACACCGTAGGGTGGATCCGTCACCATCAGAAGCGGTTTCACCGTTCCAAGGAGCCGCTCGATATCCGTGGCGACCGTGCTGTCACCGCAGAGCAGTCGATGATTGCCGAGGATCCACAGATCGCCGGGGCGACTGATCGGGTCCTCTGGCGTGTCGGGAATGTCGTCCTCGCCCTCCTGCGGACCGGTGCCATCCTCAAGGCTGTTCATCAGCGCATTCAGCTCGTCATCGGTGAAGCCCGTCAGCCCGAGGTCAAAATCCGCCTCCAGCAGATCGGCCAATTCCAGGTTCAACAGGTCCTTGTCCCACTCGGCATTCTCGCTGGAGCGGTTATCCATGATCCGGAAAGCGCGGGCTTGGGCGTCAGTCAGCCCCTTGGCCACATGCACCGGTGCGGATTTAAGACCGAGCTTGCGGGCTGCTTCTAGCCGCGTGTGACCGGCCAAGACGACCAGCGCCTCATCGACCACGATGGGCTGTCGCCAGCCAAACTCCTGGATCGACGCCGCAACCGTCGCGATGGCATCAGCGTTGCGCCGCGGGTTGCGCGCATAGGGAATGATCTGCGCGAGCGGCAGGTCCAAAACGTCCATCAGATTTTCCTTGGATTTAGCGTCAAAGCGAACCGAAGATCCGCGAAAGCGAAACGGGTCTGGCCCGCGAAACGAAATGGGGTCAGAGGGCCATTTCGTTTCAGAGGGGTTTTACGCGTCCTCAAGCCCAGTGTTTATTGGGTTTGTGTGCAAAGCGAAACGAAACGGGTGTTTTTCAGCATGTCACTGGGAAAGCGTCGCGCCCAGCCCCCCCGTATACGATTACTAACAGGAAGGAACCGTAAAATCAACGGGTTGGACGCCAAAACTCATCCAGCCTCGCACCTTCTGGCTTTGGCCAATAAAACAGATCGATCA